CACCCCCATCTGGGCCTGCATTTGCGGGGCTGGGGCCGCCACTTGCTGGTAAGGCGCCACCCATTGGGAAGTCGTTGAAACCGCCGGGGCTTGTGCCGCCGTCTGCGCCACCGGAGCCCCGTAGCTGATCGGCTGGGTCGGGGATACTTGGGGTGCCGATTGGGTCGGCATTGCGGTATCGGCCTGCATAGGTTACCTCTTTTTGTAGGCTTTCGAGTGTTCGGTAAAGGAAGGGAGTGAGATCGAGTCTCGGGTCCGCAGCCATCGGTAAGTTCGGTTGCTGCGGATGTGGTGTCCGCATTTCTTGATTGACTAGATCAATAAATGCGGAGTAGGCCCTCTGTACTTCCCCTACCATTCGGAATGGGAAACCGGAGAGCATGCTCGCGATTTCATCATCCGTTTTTGAAGGGAATAAATACTTCAGTGCTTCAATGCTATCAACCCCTAATTCCTGCAGGTTTCGGGTGAAGATAGATTGGTTGAGTTTATCTTGGGCCGTATCCTCATAAACCGGACCCATCCAACGCCAGTTTACAGTCCGATCACCATCAGGCGCTAATCCAAGAACACCATCAGGAACTTCCTTGGTTTCAATCGCCTGCTCAATGGCCTTCTGTAACTTTTTTTCATATGTGTTTTTCTGCTTTTCATACTTCTGTCGAGCAGCCTCATCGTTCGGATCCTCTGGTGGTACTGGATATTTAATTCCCGATGCGTAAGCCAGGGATTTGCGGAAGATTTGTTCTTCCTGGAAAATCATTAATTCGAAGCATTTGCAAACGCCGTATGTATACAGCATCAAACACTTCTTCTTGGCAGTTGCACTTACCCGTCCATATGCAGATTTAATTTCAGTAGCTGTGACGTTAGTAATACTAAGGTCGTCGATGCCACCTAATGCAAGCCGGATCTCACTACGAAGCTGTTCGGAGTACCGAGCCTGATCCGTACTTACCGCATTTGGAGTAATAAAACCGACACGATCAGTTGGCTCCAGGTTTGCAATTACGCGGGGCACGCGCATTCCGCTTCCAGGGCGTCCAATGTAACCAGGTGGCTGTCGCGTAACGTTGTCTTGTTTGAACGTCGAACTTGACAGGAAGAATTCCGATTGGAAGCCGGACTGGCTCGAAATGCTGGGGCGCTGAGCCGGATCGTTTTCGTTGCTCTCAACAATATCCTGCTTGGGACGAGATGAGAGCAGCGTTGGGTTACCGAAGAAGGAAAGGTTGGCGCGAATATTTTTGACCATCTCATCGTGTGCAACGATTTGATTGGCCAGCCACTCAAATTCACCGCTGCCTTCAGTTCCAAACGCATCTGGATTGTTAAAAACTTCAACACAAGGGATAAACTCCATTGTGTTTACGACAGTCTTCTTATCAAAAATGCCGTACTCCAGCGACGGCATGTCGAAGGTAATTTCTTGTTCGCTGTGGAATTCTTCGATTTCGGTTGCGGTGATGCGCAGACGCATATACCGCTTATCAGTATTTAAACCAACACCCTGAAATCCTTTATTGGATTTGACTTTATATGGATAGATGATGATGACTTCTTCAAGATCACCCTCAGGGGAGTAATAGGTCCGATAGGAATCTTTGTCGAACCAGTACAAGCGGTAAGTTTTTTTGGTAGGACGGATGTAGAAAAGGCCCTTACCATAGGTTAAAAATCGATCCCAAATGGAGTCGAGTCGCGCATCTAATTTATTGAACTTAATAACTTGCTGAATAAAATCAAACCGCTGCGTACCGAAATTATCCTGCGCCGGATAGAATTCGACACCCTGCCGAATCCCAAACATCTTCATCTGGGACAGGTGGGCGTTCACCAGCATGGTATCTGCTGGGCCAGTACCATCCCTTGTGACGACCGCTTTGAGGATAGCGTCGAGGGTGGATTTGGTACTATCGCTCATCGGTTTTACTGGGTCTCAGTTTATTCTTCAATATCGTAGCCAGCGGCAATCCGTTTGAGTGTGATTGTGTCGTCCTCAACTTCAACGTCGAAACGTTCGTTCGGCTGAAGAGCCATATCATGGCACAGTTCGTCAGGCAGAGGAATTACTGCGGAACCGTAGGCGTCCTGCTCAAGCTCAATAGTGTAATAGCTGGTGGACATTGGAAATGGATTCTCCTAGTTTAGGTCCAAAATACTTTATCCCTATTTACTCCTAAATTTAAAATTCGAGCTCCAGCTTGCCCCTGGTCATTAAGCCGTTACACAGCCACACCAAGGCGTCAACGCAGTCATCGTGAGAGCTCACACCGAAGTTGACGATCTCGTCGGTGAGCGGTCCAAACCTACGATACTTGTTGAAAATAATTTTCCGCTGTTCAAACAGGCCCATGATCCCACGGAAGCGAGCAACTTTGTCCCCACGGAATCCTTTGATTGCGTGCCAGTTCATGTTGTAAAGGCCGTGATCTCCCAAACAAATGCGTTTGAAGTCCGCCTCCAGGGAGGCCTGATACGCAACTGCTTCAGACCAGATGTCAATGTTTGAGCCGGTGGGGAAGTACCTGTTGTTGTCTTTATGTACGACACCCCACTCCTCCATCATTTCCATGAGGGCTTCTAGTTTCTCCAGGTTGCCCATAATCCGAATTCGCTTGCAGTCGATGATGTGGATTTTTTGTCCAACACGTCCACCCATTACAAAAACGGTATAGTCATTTTGCTCACGGACACCTGCAGACAAATCGACCCCAACGCCTAAAGAGTCGAACTGGGTTGCGATCGTGCCCTTGACAATTAGATCTGGAGACAGTGACAATTCACTGGTTTGGACGATTTGATTTTGATACTGGAAACTGAATGCGATTGGTGCCTGTCGTCGGCGATCCTGTAGATATTCCAGGGACCAAAGAGCGGGCCAATACGAGATCTCCTCACCCTCCGTGTCAACAGTGATTGCTGATTGGACGATTTGAATCCAGTCATTTGCTGGGGTAAAAGTGGTGTTGTGAATATCATCATGGCGGAATCGAGTCCCCAGGCAAATTGCCCGTCCACCCTCGAACATGGTCGGCACAATAACTGAGTTCCAGTTATCCTCCATGGCGGCTCGGATGTCTCGGTTTTTAATATCATCTGCAGATTTAATCGCGTCGTCGATGATACAAAGATGAGATCGCTTGGAGGTCACCGCGCCTTTCAAGCCAGCGCAGCAAACGGTAAATTCTTCTTCACCAGTAGATTTGATCCCAGCAAATTTCCAATCAATACTCCAGTATTCATTGGAGTTAATCCCCTTTGCAATTTTTACGGTCGGAAAGATTTCGGAGTAGGTTTTACTTTCTTCAATAATTCTTTTGATGGCTGCACTTTTTGGTCGCGCCACGTCTACCGTGTAAGAAATATACAGAATTTTGAGGGGCTTTTTCGCCAGAGCATGGATACCGATTGCCCAGGCCGTAAATAAACCCAACACAGTTGATTTTGCTGAACCCCGTGGCGCCAAAATGTCCACATTGGGGCCAGCAATACCTACAAGACACTCGCTATCGTCTCCGGTGCATAAATATTGGTGCCACTCTTTGTGGTGAGTAGCTGGTGGCTTATCGCCCACGACCTCACAAAAATATCCAAAATCTTTTCGAGCTCGATCTACGTCTACGGTTGCAGATTGTTTAACAACTCGCTTCTGAGCCGCAGCTCTAGCGGTGCGACGATAAACGCTGTAGATACTAGTGCCTGCCATGCCCGTAGCATAGCGTACTAATTTTTAAGATTCTTCCTGCAGGATTTTTGTCCACACACCCATCGAAGCTTCTTGAAGAGGGCCCTCGATTGGGTCGTCTCGAAAAATGGACAACATTTCCCGCAAAGCTCGGTCTGCGCCAGCAAGAATTAATCCCTGCTTGTCAAGAAGAATTTTTTCGTCGTTTAATTGTTTAATTGCTCCTCTAAGCTCTTTCTGCATCATCGCGATGCGTGATGTGCCCATATCCTGTTTAACCATCCCCATGTCAATTGCTTCTCGCAGCTTGGCAATATCTTGCTGCATCGAATCAATTTCCATCTCAAGAAGGCCGTTAAAATCTCTTTTTTTATACTCTTTTTTAGACCACTCGTCACACTCCACGATGCTACCTGTAAACCCGAGAAACCGGGAATACAGGTACATCTGAATAGGAGAGTTTGTACGTTTACAGAATGTAAGAAAGGATTCGCGGTCTTTGTCTGTTAAACCTTGAATCCATTCCTTCATGATCGGTACTGACGCTGGGCCTGTTCGTAGTCTCTCTGCTCTTTATAGCGCCGGAACATCTCTTGCTGCAAGTCAGTGAGCCGTGCTTGTTCGCCAGTTGTCGCAATACCTGCACGTTGTTCTTGACCACTAAGAGCAATTTGACGCTCTTGACCGGTCAGTAACTGCTGCTGCGTTAATCGGGATTGTTCTCCAGTAGTGGTGATCCCGCGACGCTCTTCTTCGCCACGAACCCTGGTGAGACCTGTTTCGCCCACAAACCTTTCGGCTTGTGTCATTCGTTCTTGGGCACCAGTTGCAGCAATGCCTAAACGCTGCTGTTCACCAGTGAGTCCAATTTGACGCTCTTGACCGGAGAGCAACTGAGCTTGAGTCAGCCGGGCTTGCTCACCAGTTGCTCCAATGCCTAGACGCTCTTGTTCGCCACGAGTAACAGCGGTTTGACGCTCTTGCGCACCAGTAGCGGCGATACCAAGACGCTGCTGTTCACCGGTAGCACCGATGCCGAGACGTTCTTGTTCGCCCCGAGTCATGGCGGTGGCGCGTTCTTGAGCACCAGCGGTTTCTAAGCCTGCCCGATATTGGGCGCCAGTGGCGGCAATGCCTAGGCGCTCTTGCTCACCGCGAGTAAGAGCGGTTGCGCGTTCCTGTTCGCCCGTGGAGGCGATCGTCAGGCGCTGTTCACCACCAGCGGATTGAGTGCGTCGGATATCCTGACCAGCAAAGAACTCAGCATTCGTGCGGTCTAGCTGAGCACCCAACTCCATATTGAGTCGTTGCTGAGCACCACTAACCTCATTCAGCGCAGTTTGCGTCTGCAGCGATTGAGTCGGCACCTGGGTAGGGGCCGGCGGCGGAGGCGGTGGGGGCGAATAAACAA